TCCATACCCAAAAAGCGGTGTCAAAATGCCCCGGTTCCTTCCGTTTTTCCCAAAACACCCTCCGTTGGTCGAAACAAGGGGAGGAACCTGTCCAAAAGGGGCAACGGCTCCACCCGGTGGGAAATCCTCCCCCTTTGGATGCCTTTTTGGCGGTTTGGCGGCGGGAGATCTGCCGGTTCACCCCTCAACAACGATTCCCTTTAGGGATTCGTTGTTGGGAATTCGCGTACACAACACAGGCGCGAAATTCACGCGCGGACACCAACACCCCCCTTTAGGGGGCGTGTTGAGGTTCGGGGGCGGTAACGCTTTCCTGACCAACGAGCTTGAGCATGGTAGCCACGGCTACCTGCATAGCTTCGCAGTCAAAGTAATGGTTGGCGCGGTTACGAACCTGCTTCCATATCCAATGGCCGCGCTCAAAGGTACGGTGCTCACTATCGAGCATATCGAGATAATCCGGCGGGGCATCTTTGGGGACTTCCCATACCGCACCCTCTGAGTTCTTTCGGAGCCGGGCGAGTGCGTCCTTGATATTCAGGTTACTCCAGTAGAACATGATGGCGGAGCGGTCGCGCCCTACGCTAACCTTACGCTTGGGGGAGTAATACCGCTGTACCATCTTGCCGTTCTTACCTCGGTGCGAGAACGTGCTCCGGCGGTCGCCCATCAGAGCATACCAACCGAACTCAGCACATTTGGCATACACATCGTAGGTGGCATACCCGGCATCCAGAAAGACGAGGCTATCATTCACGCCCTGAGCCTGCTGTAGTGCTCTCAGAGCTTCCCACGAAAAGAGCTTCTCGCAATGAATCATGCGGGATGCACCGACAGAACTCCACGCCCGGATGACGGCATAGAAGTGTCCTTTCTGCACGTCCACGGTCATGATGCGAACCGGAACACCATTAATATCGGCTTCTTCCTCCCAATGCTCATCCATAAGGTACTCAGACAAGCTCTGCTCGATTGAAAAATCCTCCGTGAACTCGTTCCAGGGTAGACCGAGACGCTTCTGGTAAAACTGCTGGAGCAAGGACTCATCGCCTTTTTTAGAGGCTGTTTTGGCGCGTAAATACAGCTCCGCGAGTTGCCCCCAGCTCATGGTGGCAAGCGCGTTCCAATGGAAGCCTACATTTTCCTTAGCCGCCCGAGGATTAAGCGGGACAAAGCGGGCATCCGCATTCAGGCGGCGGCGGGTTTCGTCCGCGTCCTCGAACTCATGACCGCATTCGGCACAGGCCATCACGGTGCATTCCCGAATCCGGCGGTAATTGTACTCTCCGTCCTCGGACTGGCAGTCTTTCGGCCACCGGATGTTACGCCAGAGATAGGGCTGCTCGGTGCCGCAATAGGGGCAACGGAACTGCCATTCCCGCTGGTCGGTGGTTTCATGCTTGCGGTGAGTATCATCCCCCTCAAAGCCGCCTTGGCTGAGGAAGATGCACTTGCCCAGCCAACCGAATGCTGTCACGCGAGCCTCCGCCTCTGCCATGTGGCCAACAGGCCATCTCCAAGTCTCGTCTCCTATCAGCCAGCGGATGGAGCGGCGTTGCAGATTGCTTTTATTGTGAGCCCCGGCCATCCAGAGGGTCATACCGTTGGCAAAGTGGATGGTGGTATTACGCTTCTTGTTGCGGTCTGCCGGGTACAGGGCTCGGACAGGCGGGCATTCATCGAAAATCTTCTGCAAGCGTCCTTCGCTTTGGTCTTTGGCATCGTCATCCGTTTGGTCTAGCCATAGAGTTGGTCCCGGGAGGTTGGCTATGATGTAACAGAGAGCAATTTCCGGAGCGGTAGTCTTGCTGCTCTGCACCGAGGCAATGATGCTCACCAATCGCACGCGCGGGTCAACAATGGCCTCCATGACATCCCGAATCATGAAGGAGTTTTCGATACGGAAACGCCCGGGCATGGGGCTATAGGGGATGGAGTGAATATGCTCCTCCGCCCATTGCCATACTGGTTGACGGTCGGGAGGTCTCCAAGCCTCACGCCAAATGCTGATTAGCTTCTCGTTCATGAACATAGCGAATGATTTGCCGGATGATGTCGGGCTCCAGTTGCGGGGCTGTCAGGCGCAGCACGCTCCACCCGGCTAAGGTGGCGGTCAGATACTTCTCGGCATCGTTGAGAAAGCCTTTGGGAGACGTATGCCGCCCGTGGCTCCATACGCCGCCCTCAATCTCGATGAGGGTACGGCTTGGCAGGTGTGCGAAATCAGCTTTCCATCGGCGCGGTGGGTAGAAGCGGTATTCGCGTTCCAAGGGGGCTCCGCCCAGCAGTTCCCAGAGCCGGATAAATCGGTCTTCTAATACTGAGCTCATTCGGAAGTCCCCCTTTCTCCGGTGTGCAGGATGCTGCAGATTTCATCGATGGCACGGCTGGCTTCTTCGCGTATGCCTTGGGCATCCAGTCCGCTCATGATGGGCGGCAGTTCGTTCTCAAACTTCGCTCGCATGAGGGAGATTGCTTTACCTACCAGCACCAGCCAGCTACGGCGGACTTCTTCGGTAGGAAGATACTCGCCCTTTTTCACGGCCACTCGGAGCTCGCGTTCTTCTACTTCGGCCAGTAGTTTGCGAGCCTTCAGGGCATCCGTGCGTGCCCCTACGGAATCCTCTCCGCCCTTGAGGGAGTTGGCGCGGACAAAATCACGCCAAGCCGACACATTGTGGCTCCCGTTGGATGCCGGTTCCGGGGCTCCGGGGATTTTGCGCCAATTGTTGATGGTTCGGCGGGTTACGCCTAGCGCGGCGGCCAATTCGACAACGGTATTGGCTACGGCCAGAGTCTCGGTACTTCCGGCGGCCTGAGCCTGCACGCGGGCGCGTTCGGCTGTCGAGAGCGGCTTACCGGATTTTACCTTCTGGACGATGTTAGCAAAATCCGCCGACAGGATTTTGTCGGCGGCTTCCTGAGAAATTGTGCCGGGCATACCAGATGCCCGGTGTCAAAAGGATTTTACAGGATGGATTGAGCTTCTTCGATAATGGCCGGGTCTACCGGAATTTGGTAAGCAGATATCTTAGCGTATTGATGCAGCAGGTTCCGAGCGGTAAATTGAGCAGAATCGAGAAAGCTCTCACGGAAAGAGTCTTTATCGTCCTTTTCATTTTCGAGCCGCGATAACGCGTAGCCGCCAATCTCAGCAACCCGGGCGGACATCAGGTCTATAGCGGCTTTTCGGACAGCCTTCTTCCGGTCGTATTTGCGGAGGTATTCCATAGCCTCGGTGAACGAATCCAGAGCGGCAAAAAAGGAAGCGAGGTCAAATCCGGCGCGGTATTGCAATTCTTCGTGTGTCATTGTCTGTAAGAGGTTTAGGCTTGTGTGTGACGGAAATTTACTCTCCGTTATGCCAAAAAGCAATCCTAAAAAGCAAAGTTTTTTTAATGTAAGCCGTTTGCTTTTAGTTTATAGGAGCTTTTGTTTCAAGGTTTTTTACTTGTACTCTTGCCACAGCTCTCGCGCCTCTCTTACGGTTGCAGAATCGACAGGTTCCCCAATACTCTGCATCGACCTCGCGGCGGCTGACAGGAGGCAGGCCTGAGTCCGGACTGTTTCCGGGGAGGCATTCATCGCCCGGGCTGCCCGGTAGTCTGCAAGCCGGGCAAGATAGCGGGCGCGGATTCGCTCACGAAATATGAAATGAATATCAGAACTGTTCATCGTCGTTTTTTCGGGAGTGAGCATCTTGGATAGTAGCGGATTCCATGTTCCCCTCGAAGAGGTCGAACAGGATGTCTTGCAGGAACCATTCGTCCCCACATATTGTCCGAGCGAGTTGGCGGGTACGGTGAACCGGGGTGAAGCAGTTGGAGCCCTTGCGGTGAATCCAGCGTTCCCGGGTCACTTCTACGAGGTAGGTTTCACCAATCAGAACGCTGATTCGCAGCTGCATTTCTTCTTCTGCGGGGCGAGACACGCGCTCCATTACTTCGAACTTGTACAGGTAATCCATTGCGGTTAAGAGGTTTAGGTTTGTATGTGGCAGAAAATTACTCTCCGTTGCCCTAAAAAGCAATCCTAAAAAGCCAAGTTTTTTAGATGTAAGCTGTTTGTCTTTAGTTTATAGGAGCTTTTGATTCAAAGTTTTTTAATACTCATCCGGCAACAGCATCGTGGTGGCTGCCCGCTGCCCGTTATCGCCCTCCGCTTCCGTGATAATCCAGAGCACGCGGCCATCGTCAAACCTGTATACGGAGAGGAGTCGGCTGCCATACTTCAGGGCATTATCATTCGAGCGTTTATCCTCATCACAGATATCGCCCCAATCACCGGAGCTATGGCGGGTCAGGCATTTGTGCAGCTCTTGCTCCGTAAAGGTGTCTTGCGCGGCGGGAGTCATTAGTGTTCTGCCCAACTGGAACTTCTGCTTGAAGCAGTCGAGAATCCACGGGGGACGAACGGCACAGGCGGTATGATTCCACCACACTTCTTCCATTCGGTCAGGGGCGATGTTGTCCTCGCTCTCGACCAAGCTTAGGCTTGCAAACTCGCCCATGTGCAGCCATTCCATACGCCTGAGCCCGTTGGGCAGAGCGTAAATGCGGACGAGGTTACTCTTGTTCTTAACCAGCTTCCGGGAATACCGGAACGCCACGCCTCCGAGGTGTTTATCAGGCACCGGGTCGAGGGGGTAAAACTTCTTCACCCCCATCATGATGCAGATATGGCGGACATCTCCGGCCAGTTCACGAAGGAGCATTTCGGCTGGTTCATAAGAACCGCCGCCAGCAGAGGATTGATTTCGACTTGTATGCATAGTAGAACAAAATTACTCGCCTGGTTACAAAAAAGCCATGGCGCGTTACGTCTTATTGCTAAGGAAAAAACAGGAAGAACTGTGGGAAAAGCCGGGCGGGAAATACTGACCGCATTTCCCGCCCGGAACTACTCATTCTCCATTACCCT